CAACGTACTTTGCCCTGTAGTGTTCTGCTTCAGTCATAAGTTATCGACCTGCTGTATCCGCTCACCGATCCAACGCATCACGGGTACAGCCATTGAGTTGCCCAGAGCCTTGTACCTCGGCCCATCGGGACACTTATCTGCTGGCTTGTTGCGGTACGGGATCTGCGTGAAGCCATCGGGGAATCCCTGTAGCCTCTCGCACTCCGTTGGTGTCAGGCGTCTAACGCCATGGCGGTTAGGTGTGGGGCAAATAATTGCCTTACCCTCATCCACCCACTGGTTACAGCCCCACTTCTCGTTGTCCTTGGCGCAGAGCGTTGCCATCAGCTCAGGGTCGCTTCCAGAGCTGATCTCAGCATCGGGGGCAACTTTTTCCCCCTTTTCTCGGCTCGGCGCAGGATTCCCTGACAGGCTTTCGCGCTCAAAAAGAACCGCTGCGGCACGTCTCCAGTCTCCAAGGTATCCGACAACGAACACACGGCGGCGCCGCTGGGCCACTCCGAAGTATTGAGCGTCAAGAACTCGGTAGGCGAACCCATACCCGATTTCAGCCAGCGCCCCGAGGAAGGAGCCAAAGTCCCGTCCTCCGTTCGATGACAAGACGCCGGGGACGTTTTCCCAGACCACCCATTTGGGCCACTTGCGTTGAGCAAGCTTAATGAATTCGAGTGCCAAGTTACCGCGCTCATCATCCATGCCGCCTCTGAGTCCGGCGATGCTGAATGATTGGCAGGGGGTTCCCCCAACCAAAAGTTCGATTGATCCATAATCATCCTCTCTAATGGTAGTGAAGTCCCCGTGGCATGGAACCTCTGGGTAATGGTGCGCCAGCACTTCGCGCGGGAACTGTTCTATTTCAGAGAAAAATGCAGGCTCCCATCCTAATATATGCCACGCCATAGTCGCAGCCTCTATGCCAGAGCATATTGAACCGTACCTCATGCCTATACCCTTCGATGGTTGCGGAATGAGCGTGCCGCTGCCTCGCGCCCTATTCAGCCTAGCGATGTTGCAGTAACCACTGGCTCTCGGTGCGACGAAGGTGGTGCGGCGCTCTCCGATCCCAATGCCCCTTCGATGGCACTGCGGGTGGTAAATGGTTTGCCCTTCGCGTCGGTAAAGTATTTGATGCCCTGCTCGTCCAGCACCCGCATCAGCTTGGGCGTGGTGTATGCCTTGAAGATCTGAAACAGATCACGGTAGTAAAGGTATTCAGGTTGCTCGCTCATTTTCTCTCCTTGAAAAAAGCCCCGACTAGCGGGGCGCTTGATGGACGGTGGCAGATTACCAAGGGACATCGGCTGTTGACGCTGCCGGCGCTGACTGCTCTTGCGGCTTCCAAGTATTTCTCTCGGCGTACAGTTTGCCGCCTCGTGACTCTTTGATTTCCACGTTCAGCCACTCAAGCGTGGGATCTTCCTTGACGCACTTGCTGACCCAATCTTTAAACTCGTCCAGCTTAAAAGACAGCTTTGCCTTAACAAAATCCGGAGCGTTATCGCCTGGATGCTTGATGATAAGGCCGTCTACAAATTGCTTTTCTTCACTCATATCTCATTCCTACTAGGGTTGATTTTCATTACACGGTTTTCGTAGGTGGTAAAGATTCCACCCTTTGATGGTGCTAAATTCAATGCCTCCTTAACTTCGTTTGGTGTGTCTTCGATGATGCCTCTGAGGATGTCCCAGTCCTCATTAGCCACTGCGGTCTTGACCTCACAAATGAAGTCAAAGTTATTCCGCACGGCTTCCATGTAGGATAGGAACTCCTCATAGGTTTCTACCATGACCGCTTCTGCCCAGATGTTGCGGCGTTAGCGTCGTCATCCTTGTCTGCCCCAATGCCCAATGCCATTGACAAGCTGTATCGCTTGGCGTAGGTCACTGCGCTACCAAAGCTTTGCGCTGTTGGCTTGTCTGCTCGGACAATCATCTTGCCAGTGCTAAACATTTCTTCATGCCCAACCAAGACTGTTTCAATGCAAGCCCCAACATCACATTCATGGCTGATCTGTTGAAGTAGGATGCCATGACTGTTTAACATAGACTTTGCGTAATCCCACAACTCTTCAAAAGGAACGTACTTGCTCTTGAAGTGTGGATTAGTAGCCGATGCCTTGGCGTGAGATAATTCCTGCTGAACAGCAAGAAGGGTTTCAAATAATTTACTTTTCATAACTGCCTCCTGTTTGATCTGATCCCAATTTAAAACTATTGATAACAAATGTCAACATTTGAAAACATTAAAAAGGTGAGGTACTTGTTGACAAACTTTAGCGGTTGCGAGACAGTTACAGGTTTCACACACACAAAAAAAGGAGTGGCAAATGTCAGATGACTGGGCGCTGTATTGTCTAGAACAAAACCCAAGCAAGACCGTAAGCACAGTAACCCCTATAAAGCCCCTGAATGGCCCTGTATTAAACGATAGCCAACCTAATGGGGTATCCCATCAAGAAACATTATCGTCGCTCAGAAGGCTAAAGAACGCCTCTATCAACGACCGAATCACAGAGCTAGAAGATCGCCTGTCTAAAGAACGTGACGTTATTCCTGGAATGATTACCACTGGAACAGTGACGCTGGTGTATGCACCTAGTGGCGCAGGTAAAACAGTTTGGATTCTTGGCAACCTGTTCCAGTCCATCCGTAACAACCTGATCAAAGGCTCAGATGTTATCTATTTCAACGAGGATGACGGGGCCAAGGGCGTACTGCAAAAGGCTAAGCTGGGCCATCGTCACGGCATGACAATGGTTACGCTGGCTAATTCTCCAGACCCTTCTCTTCGCACCACGGCAGATGCCCTACGGTTGCTGAATGCAATCCGTCTTGAGGGCGAGGCCGATGGAAAGATCGTCATCTGTGACACCCTGAAAAAGTTTGCCCCAGTACTAAACAAAGGGGATATGCGCGAGGTTCTCCACGTATTCAGGGAGTTTGCTGCGGCTGGCGGCACAGTTATCCTGCTCGGTCACTGCAATAAGCACCGGAGTATGGATGGTCGCTTGGTATATGAGGGAGTCGGCGATCTAAAAGCAGACGTTGACAATATGTTTGGCCTTGATCCGCTAAACGATAAGTTCGCTCTACATCAAGAGCTTTTAGTAATTAATGAGAAAGATCGTAGTCAGATCAGCTTCGAGGGCGGCTTCAAGTACAAGCAGACTGGAGCTTTAGTGGGTTATGAGGAGTCGGTGGATTCGGTACAGTTCATGACAGCCGACGACATTGCAGGGCTGAAAGCCAAGCAGCGGGCGCAAATCAACGTTGGGAGGGCGCTTGCCAAGTACGAAGATGAGTTTATTTTCCTCAGTAGCGTAATGAAAACTGGCAGATCCTTCTCTCAAAGCGATCTGTTTGACCTGCTCAATGACCATGAGATCAACCCCAACTCTTGCACTCGCAAGACTTTGCGTACCTGCATTGATCTTCTCAAGGGTAATCACCTAAAGCTGGAGCGCAGAGGAGAGCATGGGAAAAAGTTTTATTCTTGGCAGGCAGAAATCTAATGCCCAGAATGCCCACAGTGCCGCTTATGCCCAAGGTTTAGGGGGCGGGTTGTACTGGTGGCCCCCTAAAACATGGTCTTGCTGGACGTTCTGGGCAAGCTGGGCAAACTGGACAAACTGAAATAAGGAGTCAAATATGAGTATTGAGCAAGTAGATGACCGGATGTTGGACCTATTCGTCAACCAGAAGTACCACTGGAAGTCTCTCAGGCCGTCTCAGCAGCAAGCTATAGCGGTAGAGCTACTCCGCCATAGGTGCATAGAGAAAAAGCTGTACGCGTTCATTGAGGGCATCATAGAGGACAAGGATAGCTGGCAGCAGTACCGCCAACTCCTGCTTGAAGAGTCTAAGAAACACGGTTAACACTAATTACTAAAAGGAGGGGACAATATGGAGCATCCGTTACTACAGTTTTGCTCAACAGAAAAACAAAGAAAAGTAATTGAGCTTTGTGAGGTAGAAGGGCTGTCACAATATCAAGCGGCAAAAGTTTTAAACAGCACGCGCGAAGCAGTCAAGCACCACGCTCAGGCAGTCAGGAGAAAAGCTGCCAAGCAGGGATACAGCCCACAGCACAACTGGTTTAGGCCAGTGCCAGATGGTCACAAGATCAAAGGGGTGTCCACGTTTTACGACGAGGACGGCAACCCTGTCAGGCAATGGGTTAAGTCTCAGACCGACGAGCAGCGCCAGTTTGAAATCCTGGTCGAAAGGATTGAGTCGGCACAATCTCAATGGCCTAGATTCAAGCCTGCTGCAGCACCAAAATCTACGGAAGAAAGCCTGCTTGCACTCCTTACCATTACGGACTTTCACCTCGGGATGTACGCATACGAGGCAGAAACTGGCGACGACTGGGATGTCCACATTGCCAGAGAAGTATTCTTGAACTCCATCCATGACATGATCCAAGCAGCCCCAAAAGCCAAGACCGGGATGCTGTGCCAGCTGGGAGACTTCCTCCACTGGGATGGGATCCTCAGCGTTACCCCGCAGTCAGGCCATATCCTCGATGCCGACACCCGTTACGGCAAGCTGGTTGACCTGTCCATGTCGGTGATGGTTGAGGCTGTGCGGATGATGCTGAGAAAGTTTGACGAGGTGCTTGTTATTTCAGCGGAAGGGAACCATGATATTTCAGGCAGCATCTGGCTTCGTAAGCACATCAAACATCTGTTTGCTGACGAGCCAAGACTGCAAGTAATTGACAATGACTTTCCGTATTATGCCTATCTGCATGGAGAAACTATGTTGGGCTTCCATCATGGTCACAAAGTAAAGTTGGCTAATCTGCACAAGCTATTTGCTAGCGAGCCAAGGTTTAGGGAAATGTGGGGCAAGGCATCGTATACCTACATTCATACCGGTCACTATCATCACGAACGATTGATAGAGGACGGTGGCGCTATTGCCGAAATGCACCCAACGTTGAGTGGTAGGGATGCCTATGCAGCAAGAGGTGGCTGGGTATCACGGCGAGGAGCCAAAGTTATTACATACGACAAGACTGACGGAGAGATAGCAAGAGTTACAGTGAGGCCGAGAGCATGATTCCATTAATTAGAGTTGAGTTGCCAGATGGCGAAGGAGTTTTCTTAACATCAACTATCGGCGGAGCAACCACCAATACAAAAAACAAAAAACAAACGGATGTTTACACCGACACTTTCCCTAATGGGATTACAATAGATATTCCACTAGAAGAGTTTTACGCGCTATGGTTTACTAGCGTGGTCACTGAGCTATCAATCGTAGAAAAGACATTTGAGATGCACTAAGGAGTGGTATGTCACATCGCTGGATAGTCGACACAAAAGAAAAGGCAGACTTTTTTATTGCCTTTATCAAAGACCAGCTGCAAAGCGGGTCAATCATTACATACTCAATCAAGCAGGAAAGCAGAACAGACAGGCAGAATGGTGCAATGCACCTATGGTTTCGTCAGATAGCCGAGCAGCTAAATAACAAGGGAGACTGGGCAAGGCATCCATACAGCGATACGCTGGAGATTCCATTCACAGATGTCTTAGTTAAAGAGATGCTATACAAGCCTATCATCAAGGCTATGTACGATAAAAACTCTACGGCTAAGCTAACAGTGCGTGAATTAAGTGAAGCAGCAGAAGTACTAACACGCTGGCTAGCCCAGAACAGAGGCGTTTATATTCCATTTCCACAAGCAATCAAGGACCAACTTAAATGAGAATTAAAAGAACGGCAGCAGATCACTGGTTTAGCCGATGCGTTCGTTTGCGAGCGGACTTTTTTTGCCAGGGATGCGGAGTAAAGTATGAAGAAAATAGCAAGGCTTTGCACTGTTCCCATTACTTTAGCCGCGCCAAGAAAGGCGTTAGGTATGATGCGCTCAATGCCTTCTCTCATTGCTATGGCTGTCATCAAAAGTTTGGCAGCAACCCTGATTACTTCTATCGACACTATATAGATACCTACGGCGAGTCAGCTTTAGAGTTAGTTAGAGAAAAGGTTGAGGATATAATGCTTGGCAAGCGAATGATTAAAGAAGAAAAACAAATAGCTAGCCATTATAAAGCCGAGGCTGCCCGTCTAGAAAATGACAGAGCAGCTGGTATCACAGGCTGGATAGAGTTTGTTAGCTGGGATTAATCCGCTTCAGGCAAACGCTTCTGAGTTAACATCCCGCCAAATTCTTCAAGCGGCGCAATGCCTGTAAGCTCTCCGATGTTGCGAGAAACTCGTCCAACATCTCTAACAATTGGAACTTCTGAAGCAAGACGCGCAGCAGGATACTCTCGATCAATAACGCCAATAGCAGTGCCGGCAATATCAAACGGTCTTGTTACGGCAATCGGCATGAGTCCTTGAGCAAACGTTAACAAAATTCCATTCTGCTTGATCTGACCAAACTGATAGTCATTAAGACCCAAGGTATTGGCAGTTAGCAGGGAAGCCCATGCGTCACCGTAGCCTCTAGCTATGCCTCCTGCAGATACCTCTCCATCGCCAAATATAAACTGCCTGCCCTCGTTAATTACGGCGTATCCGCCTGCACCATAGGCTGCATAGCGACCAAGAAACTCAGCAGCTTTATCTGGTCTGCCTGCTTTAAGATTTCCAACCACCTCGCGCAACGCCAAAGCCTGCTGCTTAACCACAAAGCCGCGCAATGCCCATAGAGGACGCAGGTTAGGATGCCGTGCCCATGCCGCAGGTCTACCTGCCGCACTAATCAACTGCTGTTGACCAAGACCAGCAAACATTAACTCTTCAATCAGGTCTTTGCCCTTGCCAGTGTACTTAGTCCAGTCCATTCCGTGCTGCTTAATCTGGCGGCTTAAAATGTTTAGCTCTGCTTGGTTAAAGTAAAAACCCCAGTTATCCGCAAGCCTTCCAGCATTAGCATCATCCATTGCGCTTTTTAAAACGCCACGCATCACGCCTTTTTTGCCAACCTGATCCATTGCCGCAAAGCCAGATCCTTTCATAAGAAAGTCTGCTGACTTACGCATACGCTCAGCAATATTAACCATCCAGTTTGCGCTGTCACTGGCCTGGTCATTAATTATATTTACAAATTCGCCAAACGTCTGATTGCCTAAGCCCATCTTTTTAAGGTCAGCACTTGGGATTTTTTGAAATGGATTTGCAGCTTGAAGGCCTTCACGCACAGCGCGACCACCATATTTGGCTCCAACCAAAGGTATGTCTGCCAGGTTTAATACGGCAGACAAAGGCCCGGCAAGGGTTAGCGAGTAAGCCAAAGAGTTTGCCGCTTGGATTAAGGGGTGCGGAGTTTTTGCTTGCCCCATAATTGCATCAGTTATTTCTTTGACAGCAAAAGTCGCGCCATCTTCGCTAATACCTTTTTTCATTAACGTAAATTTCAGCGCATCCATAAACTCGTCTGGAGTCAATGCGTCTGTAGCTGCTTTTTGAAGATTACTAGAAAGCAAAACAGGGTCAGTTGCTATTTCTCCAGTTTTTTCAATGACTACGGATGATCTATTTACCGCGCCTTGTCTGCGAGGTCCGGCTTTATAGTCATCAATCCGTACGCCAAACTTGCTTTGTATTTCTGCTAGTCGCTGCATCTTAAAAATGCGGCGCATATCGGAAACAATAGGGTTCTCATACTCTAAAGGGTCGGGGCGTTTAGGATCTGCTTCATCAAGATAGGATCCGCGGGTTCTAGACTCAAACGCAGGATCGTCAAACATTTTTTCAATCTCTGCATCTGTCTTGCCTTCTTGCTTTAGCCTTTCAACAAACCCTCTGTTGCGAGTATGCAAATAAGTAATGCCGCCAAAATCAGCGCCAAATACTTTTTTGTTTAACTCTGCGTTTTTCTTTGCACTGTAAGTTAAGTACTGCTTAAGAGATGCCATGTGTTCTGAGTTAAGCTCTTTTCCAAGCTCTTTCTCTAAACGAATTATCGAATCGTCAAAGCTTTTTCCTAATTTACCAGCTGCAAAATCAAGCATTGCACCCTTAGCTCTAGTGCTTTCGTTAATGATTTTAATGACAGGCACAAGACGCTGCGATAACTCATCCAAATCTTTGCCAATAATTCGGAGAGCGGTTTCATCTGCTCGCTGATACCTGCCGCCTACATCCGCGCTAACCCTTCTAATTAATCTATCAGAAACTCCAGTTAGCTTATCGTCATAAAAGTTCTTAAGAGCGCCAGTAAGCCCTGTCCACAATTCGCCAGCAGTCTGAGCTTCAGATAGCGGCTTCCGAGTGTACTGAGGATTGTCTACCTCTGTGTACACAGCAGCATCTTCTGCTTTTTCTATAGCTCTTAGCGCCCCTTGGTCATCAATGGCCTCGGCAGCATCAGCCATTTCGTCAGCC